AAAGATGCTGATGGTAATCAAGTAATTAACTATGGTCTTAAAACAAAATACAAAAATAAATTTAATGCAGAAGCTGCAGGATTATTAGCTAAGACAGATTGGTATGTAATCAAAGCTGCAGATGTAGATTCTTATTCTGTACCTGATAATATCAAAACATACAGAGCAGCAGTTAGAACAAAAGTCAATGCGATGGAAACATCTATAGATAACTGTTCAGATGTAGATGCATTAGTAACTTTACTAACCTACACAATGGATGAAAATAAAAAAGTTACAAGACCACTAGGCGAGTTTCCAAAAGAGGTAGTATAGTATGGTTAGTATCTTAGGTGCTAATTCAGCTAGTGGCGGTTACGAAATAAGCAACTCTTTAAGATTTAATGATGCTGATGATACTAAATTAGATAGACCTGGTATATCTGGTACTCTTAGTAAAGCACACACATTTTCTGTTTGGATAAAAAGAGACCGTATAAAACCCAGTGGCAGACATATGATTGCAGGTATGGGAGATGGTTCTGGCGATATAAGTTGGATAATGTTTAACAATGATTCTCTTATATATTATGCTACTGGCTCTGGCACTTATGCACTAACAACTACTGCTAAATATAGAGATTTATCAGCATGGTATCATGTTGTAGCAAAAGTAGATACAACACAATCTACAGCTTCAAATAGATTTAAATTTTATGTAAACGGTGTTGAACAAGCATTTACTGGAACAATACTACCTCAAAATCATCAAGCTAATATGGATGCACAAATAGTTGCTTTTAACTCTAGTGATGTAATGGATGGATACATGTCAGAATTTCATTTTTTAGACGGTGTTGCTTATGACCCTACATACTTTGGAGAGTTTGATAATAATGGAGTTTGGGTTCCTATAAAATATACAGGTGGTAATTATGGAACTTTTGGATTTTACTTAGAATTTAAACAAACAGGAACAAGTCAAAACTCTAGTGGTATGGGTGCAGATACATCAGGTAATGATAATCATTTTGCAGTAACTAATCTTACAGCACAAGATGTAACCACAGATACCCCTACTAATAATTTTGCTACCATGAATCCTTTAGATAATTATTACGCAGGTGCAACTTTTTCTGAGGGTAATTGCAAAATTGTTACAGGGAGCAGCCCAACTACATTTGTTACAAGCACTCTTGGAGTAGAAACAGGCAAATGGTATTGGGAAGTTAAAATAATTGATAAAGCAGGTGGAAGTGATGATACAAGCATAGGTGTTCAAGGAGGAGTATCCCCAGGAGCAACAGACCAAATGGGGTATAACACTGCAGGTGTACAGCTTAGAAGTAATGGAAACAAGCATACTAATGGAAGTAATGCTACATACATGGCAGCACAAGATAATAATGATATTATTATGGTGGCTTTTGATAAAACTAATAATAATGTTTATTTTGGTGCTAATGGACAATGGGGAGATGGCTCTGGAAACACAGATGAATCAAATCCTACAAGTGCGATAAGTATAACAATAACTGCAGGTGATTTTGTCTTTGCTGCATTAGGAGATATGGATGGCTCAGATACTTGCACATATGAAATAAACTTTGGTAACCCGTCTTTTGCAATATCAAGTGGCAACGCAGATGCAAATGGATATGGTAACTTTGAATATGCACCACCATCAGGATATTACGCACTATGCACTAAAAATTTAGCGGAGTTTGGATAATGGCTTATACAACAATAGATGACGGTTCAAAATATTTTCAAGCAATTACATATTCAGGTAATAGTAATACAAGTCATGCAGTAACTAATACTGGTAATTCAACTTTACAACCCGATTGGATTTGGGTAAAAATTAGAACTGGACAAAATGACGACCACGTTTTAGTGGACTCTAGTAGAGGAAATTTAAAAAGACTTAAAGCTAATCAGGCTTATGATGAGGAAGCTGATAGAGCTGAAATTAAATCTTTTGACAGTAATGGTTTTACTTTAGGCACAGACGATGGTTCAAGTAACTATAATGGTTTTACTTATGTAGCATGGCAATGGAAGGCAAATGGCGGAACTACAACGACTAATGATGCAAGTGCTACAAGTGTAGGAAATTTAGATTCAGTCTATCAAGCAAATACTACAGCAGGATTTAGTATTGTAACATGGACAGGAGTACATCCTGGTAATCATTCTGTTGCTCACGGTTTGGGTATAGCACCTAAAGCTATAATTTTTAAAAATAGAAGCGACAATAATAACTGGCAAGTTCGACACGCAAGTTTAGCAGCATATCAAAAACTTCCTTTAAACGATACCACTCTTCCATCTACAGATTATAATTTAGGTGGTGATATGAGCACAACGACATTTGCTTTGCAGAACAGTGAACTTGATAATGGTGACGGTGATTCAATGATAGCATATTGCTTTGCAGAAATAAAAGGCTACTCAAAGTTTGGTAAATATACAGGTAATAATAATGCAGATGGAACTTTTGTTTATACAGGATTTAAACCAGCTTGGCTTATGGTAAAAAAAACTACTGATAATGCTAGAGCATGGGTAATACATGATAATAAACAAGACCCAGATAATCCTACGGCTAATAGATTAGATGCAAATACTAATGAAGTTAATCAAAGTTCTGGACATTTTGATTTTTTAAGTAATGGGTTTAAATGTCGGTCAACAGAGGGTGCTACAAATGCTTCTTCAACATATATATACTTCGCATTTGCAGAGCATCCATTTGTAAGTAGTAAAGGAGTGCCAGTAACGGCAAGATAGAATATGTTTGGTGTATCTTCTTTTGGTCAATACTCTTTTTCAGGATATACTGATCAACCGGTAAACTTAGAAGGTGTTCAAGCTACAATAAGCTTAGGAAACATTGCAGCGATTGAAGCGAACGCTGATGTTACTTTAGGAACTAATGTAAACAACATCTCTATCGGTGACTTAACCTTTGTAGGGGCAGCTAATGTTACTGTCAGTGGCAATGCACTTACATCTAGTTTAGGTAGTGCTACACCAAAAGGTGAAGCTGACGTAACTGTCACGACTAATTTAGCAGGAACCGTGGCTAGTGGAACAGTTACAATTGTAGCAAAAGCTGTTGTTCTTCCGGGAACAAATCTTTTAACTTCTTCGGTTACTAGTCCTGGTGTTATCACTTGGAACGATATAAACACAGGTGCAAGTCAAACATGGACAAATGTAGAAACTTAATATAAAATGGAGAACACATGTCATCATCATATTCAACATCACTAAAATTAGAAAAAATGACCACTGGCGAAAAAGCTGGTTTATGGGGCACAGTTACTAATACAAATTTAGATTTAATTCAAGAGGCAGTAGGAGGTTATATTTCTATTGCTGTTACCAATGCAGATATAACAACAACTATAGCAGATGGAGCATCTTCTAATGGCCGTAACGCTGTTATTAAATTAACAGGAACACTTACTGCTAATAGAAATATTACTGTTCCAGATTCAGTAGAAAAAGCTTGGTTAGTCGTTGATGCAACGGATAGAAGTTCTAGTCACTATACATTAACATTTAAAACTGCATCGGGGACTGGGGTTACACTAGCTCGAGGTTCTACTACTTTATTGTTTTCAGACGGAACAAACATTGTAAAAGGTATGATAAAAAAAGGATATGTAACAACTACTTCCGCTTATACTGCTGTTGCAGATGATCAAATTATAGTAGATACAAGTTCTGCTCCTGTCACAATCACATTACCTGCAAGTCCTAGTGTAGGAGATGAAGTACATTTTATAGATGCAAAAGGATCTTTTGGTTCTAACAATTTAATTATTAATAGAAATAGTTCCAATATTAATTCAGGCACATCTAATTTAACAGTATCAACAAACGGTCAGTCTTTTACATTAGTTTATGCAAACGCAACTAGAGGTTGGACTTATAAGACATTTATATAGGAGATAATTTTGTCTCTTATTAATTTCGAAATTATTCCTGGAATAGATAAACAAAACACTACTAAAGGTGCTGAAAATCGTTGGATTGATAGTACCAATGTAAGATTTAGATATGGTTTACCAGAAAAGATAGGTGGTTGGTCTTCTTTAGTTTCAGATAGTATTGTTGGTGTGGTTCGTGCACAAAAACCTTTTATAGACACAACTGGTAATAGATATATTGCTCTTGGTACAGATAAATTTTTATTATTATTTTTTGAAGGTCAACTTCACGACATCACTCCTTTTGATTCTACAAGACAACAAACAAGTGCTACTTTAGCAACAACCGATGAATCAACATCTGTTTTAGTCACAACTTCAAGTGCTCATGGTGCAAGTGTTGGAGATATTATATTACTTGATAGCGTCACCTTACCTAGTGGTACAGGTCTTAGTGCTAGTAATTTTGAAGACAAAGTTTTTATGATTAATACTGTTCCTAGTACAACTACATTTACAATTACTTCTTCGGCGGCAGCAACAGCTACTGTTAGTGCAGGAGGTTCTACCACGGTAGAATTTTATTTTGTAGTTGGCCCACAAAAACAAACTTATGGATATGGTTGGGGTGTTAGTACATGGGGTGGCACAATATCAGACGCAGCGTCAACAACGGTGAACGAAGATTTAGATAACAGTGAAACAACAATAACACTTTCTAGTGCTTCATCTTTTCCTACAGCAGGAACTATTTTAATTGGTTCAGAACTTATAACTTACACAGGAAAGTCTACTAATGATTTAACAGGGTGTACACGAGGAGCTTTAGGTACTACAGCTACAACCCACAGTAATGGAGCAACCGTAGTTAATGCAACAGATTATAATGCTTGGGGTGACGCAGTAAAAGCTGGCCAAGTAAACTTAGAACCGGGTCTTTGGTCTTTAGATAATTTTGGTGAAGTATTGGTTGCAACAGTTGCTAATAGTAAAACTTTTACATGGAATCCTTCATCAACAACACCTTTAACAACTAGAGCAGCTTTAGATACAACAAACTTTGCAACAGGAAGTAATCCTACAGCTTCTCGATTAACTTTAATATCACCTACTACAAGACACTTAATACACTTTGGTACAGAAACAACCGTGGGTACAGCAACAACTCAAGACGATATGTTTATAAGATTTTCAGAGAGAGAAAATATTAATAGTTATACACCTAGTGTTACGAATACAGCAGGTTCTCAAAGACTTCAAGACGGAACAAAAATTATTGGTGCTTTAAAAGCAAAAGAAAATATTTTGATATGGACTGATACAGCTTTATATACAA